CTCTGTCAGAATCGGAAGCTCCGTCTGCAATAGTAATGTTATCGGTTGACGCGTTAGCTATGGCTCTAGTGCCGTAGCCTAAAGCTTGTCCAATCAATTCTAAATTCGTATTGGTTGTTGTGCCCCAGGTTCCACTACCGTCACCAGTAGCCATTTCGTTGAGTCTTAGATTGTTAACGTATGTACTAGCCATTATTTATTCTCCGTGCTAAATTGATTATATATGCATTTTCTCGAATTGTTAAGCAACTTCTTCCCAACCTGGAGATTGGGCGTCATCTATGTCTCCCCAACCTGGAGTTTGGCTATCGTCCACCTCCTGCCAAAAGAAAAGAACACCCAAGTTACCTGTGGATTCTACACCTATTACAGAAATATTTGCTTCTGAATCTGTGCTTACAGAACCTAAAGCACTAGTCATTTCGTAACCAGTGATTGTGGTTATTGCGTTATGATGGACAGTTACACTATTTGTTGATGCTGTTGCTGCGCCTAATGTAACAGGTACGTTTGCTTCACCGTCTACATCAACATTTACAGCACCAAGTGTGCCAACAGCACCTGCTACTGAAGCAACAGCTTGTGCGTTTACACCTGCAACGGGTGCGCCTGTTGTTCCGACTAAAGAAGCTGGAGTTACATTAGCTTCTGCGTCAACTGTGGCGGTACCTAGTGCGGAAGTTGCTGTTAATCCACTAAGTGTGACTGGTAGTGGCTCACCCCAAGTTAGCTGACCCCAAGTCCCTCGACCCCAACCTGTGATATTAGCCATGGGTGGGCTAAGCTATTCTTATAATCGCTGTGCTTGCTGCTGCAGCTGGGAACACTATAGTAAAGTCCCCTGCTGTGGATGTTTTATCTCCACCAAAATCTATGGTTGCTACAGATACATCAGAATTTGTATCATTATAAATTAAGCATCCTCTAGCAGTAACAGTAGCAGTGCCAAAAGTTAGGTCGGCAAAGTCTGTAAACCCTGTAGTTCCTCCACTTGTAGGATTTACATTAGTTAATGCTGCTCCCCCTGCTGTGTAGTTCGTACCAGTTACTTGGTTAGTTGTGGCATACGCAGTAGTCGCAGCTCCCATTGTTGCCGAACTCGTGTACAAAGCCAGCTTAAAGCTGTTGCCCCCAGATGCTAAAAAGTTATGCTTAGCTTCTAAAAGTTCTTTTTTAAAACTTGTTGTTAGTGTTGATGTTATTGCCATTACGTTAGCTCCTTTAATATTGTTGCTAGATCTTCATGTCCTTGTGCTGTAAGCATGTTTCTCATAGTACAACGTTCACTGTTGATCGACTCTTTAATATAATAAAGTATTGCAGAATAAATAGCTAGTCTGTATGCTTCTGCTTGTTGTCGTATATGTGGCTCTGCGTTTTCAGATATACCACATATTCTAGCTGTGCATTTTTCTGCCCAAAACTCTGGTGGATGCCCCCGATTCGTTTGAGTTACAACTTCTATAGAGCCCAAATTTCCTGCGGTGTCTACTTCTATCATATTAATATCTTTTTGCCTCAGGCACGTTTAGTACAGGTAAAAGTTCTGCCTGTGCACGTTCTTGTTGCTCTTTTGCAGATTTGTACTCTTTGTATCCTAATTTGTAGAATTCATCTGTTTTTTCATCTCTTAAGACTAACACTGGATTCTCTAATCTGTGGTAACCATATAATTTTTGATGTATAGGCGCATCCGTATCCAACAAACCTGATCTAGGCGCAACACTAACCACCATTCCATTTTCTATACATTTAGACAACCAGAACTCTACACAAGATCTCCCTGCTTCAGCAAAATGCAAGTTACCCTTGTATGTAAAATCTAAACCAAATAGATTTAATTTAGCTACTTTATTGTATAACGCAAAAGCAATGGCAAAAGGAACAGTATTGTTAAAGTATGAGCATCTTGTGTCAGTTATTACATCTAGTAGAGGATACTCAACAAGTCCTGGTGACCTACTGTCAAGCTCACAGGTATAAATGGGTCCAGGATGACTTTTAAGGGTTTTAATCATGATACCTGTTTGACTTCCAGCATCTTCTGAATCAAAAAATCTTGAAGCTGGGTCCATCATGAATATTCTGTCACAATCAGTTATACCACCCATGGCGTTTATGCCCCAAACTTCATCATACTCAACACTGTGTGATTTAGCTAAATGATAGTCTAGCTGGCTTTCTCCCATGGCGACAACAGCAATGTTTGCATTTTCTAGAGACTTTATTCGGGTCATGCTTGTGGTTCTCTTCTTATTTCTCCGTACCTGTACTGATCTCTTGTAGATTTTGCTTCACCTAAGTTTTTCAAAAGCACTAAAGCTTCCTGCAGTTTCTGTTCATACACAGGCATAGCTTCATAATTTTTTAAATACATACATGCTTCAGAAAGACACCCATACAGCATAGCGTTAACAGCATTTATTGATAACCAAGTTGTTTCCGTTCCTGAGGTAGTCGTTAACGAATCTGGTCTATAAAAATAATGCAACTCAAACGTAAAGTTTGTGCTTGGTGCGGGTGCTAGTATAAACGAGGTGTTGTCGAATTCAGCGTAGTATTTTGGTTCTCCCGAAGTTAGGGATGAAGGGGTGTAGTCTCTGATAAAAGAGACGTGTTTCTGCAGTAGATAGTTATAGTTACCAGAGCTATCTACGAGTGCTAAACTAAACGGTGATAAAAAACCTGCGGGCATTGTTAGGTATGAATTAGGTACACCAGCAGCAGGTGCATTTGCTGATCCTGTTACATTTTTTCTAAACAAATCAAGTTGTACACTTTTAAGTATTTTTTCTTCAGTAGCCTTTATAAAATTTGGTATATTCGTCACTAAAGAAGACTCAGTACTTTCCATGTAATCTTGAATTGCCGTTGTAAGTGTTGTGTTAGTCCAGCTCATTATATTATTATAGAAACTTGCCCTATTTCTCCTGTTGCTGTGTGCCCAGAGAAACTTGAGCCTATTGTATTGCTGTTTAAAGCATTCATTATAGGCGAGCTTACTCCAGCTGCATTTTTAGGATTGTTTACCTTAACTACTCCTAAACTAATTGTTGACTTAACATCAGGTCTTGGGCTAAGTAATGCTTCAGGATCAGAAGTTTTTCTTGTACGCTGTAACTGTGGGTGTTTCGGGTCATACATATCTGGACCCACTAAAAGTCCATCCCATGTTTTTTTCATGGTGTTTAACTTATACCTAAAACCGCTTATGTCACAGATGCCATAGGCATGTTTACCGCTTGAGTAAGCCATTAGTAGTTAATCCTTGGTGTTAAACTAATACTTGCCCTATCGCGATCTTCATCTGCTGCTCTATTAAAGGCTTCCTCATACTCAGCTTTAAGTACACCTGCTTTCTGTGGGTTTCTTTTAAGTGCAATCTGAAAAGCAAGTCCTGTTGTCATACAAGGAATGAATCGGCTGGGTACTTCTTGGTCTTGTGCAGAAGCAGTGACATCATCAATTCTTTGTATTCTGTAACTTATGAATTTATATGTTGTCACATTATCAGGTGTTGGAAACAGTTTTAGAACAGGTGTTTCTTGCCTATCCACAAAATACTGCGAGGGTCTTCCTGTGGAAGCTTTGTCAGGAATACCTAAATACTCAGACCTACTTATTCTTTCTACTGTTATGTCATTAAACGTAGTGCTAGAAGAGCTGTCGAACACACGGACAACCGCTTCAAGAACGTCAACGTCGTATGCGTTAAGATTGTAAGAAGATGTTCCTGAAATTAAGTCCAAAGATACTTGTTCTACTGTCCACAGATTAATGCCTCGATTTGCCCAATCCGCAAACATAATATTAAGTGAGCGTCTTGCTGTAGCAGCATCATAACCTGTTCTTAGCTCGAGTCCTGCTAACTCATACGCTTCTTCGATTACTTCAGCTGTATCAAGACTAAATGTTTTAGTACCAGAATTAGCCACGTTTTACTCCTTCCAACGTTTGAACGTTCTTGTTCCATTATCCCAAAATAAACCTTTATAACAGTTAGCCATATTTATGCATGAAATACTGTCATTACTAAAAATGTTGATACTGTATATTGCAGATAAATACCTGAACTAAATTTAGTTCCTTCATCTGGAAGAGATACATCTCTAGTAACAGTAGCCGAAGCAACAGAGCCTAGCTTCATAACACTTGTCCCAGATGGAGAAGTTGTTAAGAAATCTAGAAGTCCTGCTGTTGCCGTGCTTGTTAAACTAACACCTCTAAGTCTTGCTGCGCTAATCGTAATCACGTCGGCAGCAGAAGCATTTACACCTGCGGATACGTTACCAGCTGGATTACCAACCGCTGAAATACCAGATATTGTTTTAAAATACGACGACCCAGTGGCTGTTCCTGCGTTAGCACCTGTTATTGACTCTGTTTGAGCATCACCATTAACATCAGTGCCTGTAACAGTAAATGATTTAGCTGCATCATTCCCAGCAGAGAGGATAGTTACTATCCTCCCGTGGCTAAGCGCAACAGCTCCGCCAGAAGCTAACGCTCCCCCTATTACGAGGGCTGCATTATTTCCGACTGCTGCTGCTACTGATATTCCATCGGCATCTAAAGCTACTGTATCTGCAGTAATTTGTACTGTCTTTAAATTAACAAAAGAATTTCCCATGGTTTACTCCTAATTTAGATAATACCTGTAAGGTTAATTAATGAGTAGTCAGTGGTTACATTAACAATCATAACTGTGCCAATTACTTGTATAACGTCTCCTGCTGCTGGTCCAACTGCACCTGCTGCACCTAAGGGTACTGCATGGTTACCGACAACAAGTGTTCCTGAAGTCAATATTGTAGCTGGTCCTGAAACTGAAAACCAACCATAAGCACTAGCAGCCATGTCGACTACTGTTACGCCTAGCGTAGCACCTGTAGTTGTAGCAGCTTGAACAATTTGAGCACTTCTTGGATCAG